ACGAATAAAGTGCTTCATGCCGTTTGGAACGTCGGTTGTTAAGAACCATGCGTTTGTATCGGTCAAGAAGTGGTTAATTGCGTAACCATCAGGAATCGAACCATTGTTCTTAATTGCGTTGATGTCGTTATCAGTTGTACCAACACGGAGTTCGGTTTCTAACAAACGAGTTGCAACGAATTGCAGAGCAGGTGGAACGATTAATTTCTTTGGTTTAGCAGCGATCAACAGACCACGTTCATCAGTCCAAGCAGCGATCTGAATAACGGCAGCTTCCAAAGAAGTTTCGTTTAAGTCAGCAGCGGTTGCTGGAGTGTTGCTGTTTACACCACCAGAGATCAAAGGATGTGCAGTAGAGAACAATGAAACGCCGTCGCCACCAACAAAGGAAGCATTGAAGCCGTTGTTCAAAATTGCAGCAGCTTTAACTTGCTTGGTATAAGCCATCGAACGAGCTAAAGCTTTTGTATAACGTGAGGACAATGAGTCGTACAAGTTATCTTCAATTGCTTCTTCGGTCAGAGAGAAACCCTGAGCGATTGTTTCGTGGTTATATCGAGCAGTCCATGCTTCTTGTGCATTGTCGTAACGAATTGCAGAACCTTCGTTTTTAACAGGAGCAGCAGTAAAGCCTGACAGCTTGGTTTCTTCTTCGAACGAACGCTCGGAGGTTTCGGTTTCATAAATCTCTTTATGTACTTCGCCGAAACGAGCATATTCAAGACCGAACAGAGCATTTAAGCCCGGTAAGAGTTCTTTAAGTAGTTGTGCGCGTGAAATTGCCATTTTATATTACTCCTTAAGCACCAGTGGCAGAATAGTAGCCATGTAAACCTTGGTTCAACTTAACCAAGACTTCTGGGTACTGGGTGAATACGATTGTTGAGCTTGCAACAAATGCGGTTGCAGGTGGCTGATTCAACACAACTGAAGTCGCGCCAGCAGCAGCTGCGGTATCAACGAATGAGCCAGAAGCAATGATCTGACCATTAGCCGCAATTGAAGCAACGTCTGTTCCTACCGGTAACGCGAAAGGTAATGCGGAAACAGTAATCGTGTTAGTAGAAATGCTAGCGTATGTCGCACTGCCTAAAGATACTGCAGTATCAGGAACAACACCAACTATACGTAATGGTAGCGTTGTTGTTACTGGGGTATCAGTAGGCGCTAAAACAGCATTTGCTGAATTACCAGTATTTGTGCTGCCAGTGTTGTTGATAGCGCTGACGTTGCAACCAACGATTGCATTTGAGCCAGAAGCCATAACTACGCCAGAAGAACAAACAGCAGCTTTAAACACTGCATCTGGATCATCAGATACGTAAGCTTGTGCATCGCCAGCCAAAGTGCCAGAAGGCCAGTATTGGTTGAACTGCTTTTGCTTAGTAACAGGATTAGTGAAAGTGCAGCCCAAGAAAATACCAACGGTTTGGTTTAAATCAGTACCAGTAGTTACTGATACTCGCTGTAAACGACCGCGTGATAAAGTAACAAAATCGCCATAGAAAATGTCGGTTGAATAACCGTAAATGATAGGGTACATGCGGGTTGAACCTGCAAATACTTGACCACCAATCAAATTCACTGGCTGTAGGCCGTAAGGCTTGTCTACAGTAGGATATGCCATAAATTACTCCAAAAATTAAAAGTTACTTGCCTTTGCCAAAGCTAACCTCAGTCTTCCGCTCATTGAACAGAGGCATACGAGGGTCGTTTTGACGCATTAAATTGTTATCTACAGCCTCAATCTGACTATCAGTTTGGTTTTGGTAATAATCATTACGTTGTTCCACAAACTCGATTGGGGTTTTGCACAATAACAATCCACCGACTTCAATATTGTCCTTAAAGCGACTATTTGGGTCGGCTAGCAGCTGAAATTTTGGCTGTTCTGACAACGTAACAGGCTCCCATCCTTCCCGCATTTTTGCGGAAATATTACGTGGGTCAGCATTGTTAAGTGTCGAGACACGAATCCATCTGTACGCGAAGCCGGGTTGCTTATCTGGTTCAGGCAAAAGCTCAGGGGGTGCCCACTGCTTGGGGCGTTCCTGCACGGCACGAGTTTCTAATTCACGGGTAGTACGAGTAAGTTTGTTGGTATTAGCCATTGTTGGCCTCCATTTTCATAATTTCACGGGCGTATTGCTCAGGAGTTAACCCGAGCTTCTTAGCGATGCTCAACTGCGATTGTTTAAGCACGATCTTTTTGGAGGATGTGCTACGGGTCGCAGGAGCGACAACCGTGGATGATCTTTCTGTACGTCCAGCAGATTTATTTGCCGCTTCAGACGTTTTATCTTGAAAGTAGTCTGGGAACCGTTGACGCATAGTGCTATCAACTTTTTGCCAGTACTCATCGGTGGATGGGTAGCTAGCTCCATACTGTTTGACTAGTTTTTGATGTAGACCAAGTGCAAGACTAGTCATTTCCTCGTCCTGACCGAACCATGTATTTCGCTCTTGCCACGAAATCGCTCTTGGGTCAGGGCGGGGTACTTGGGCTTCAGGTATGTCTTGTACACTACTTTCTTCATTTTGTAAAGAGGGAACATATTCTTTAGCTTTCTGAAGTTTGTAATTGGCATTAGCAATCTGTTCTTGCGCTTCGATCAGCTTGTCCGTATCACCCGCATCATAGGCTTCCCGATACGACCTTTTAGCTGCATCCAATTCCATGCCAGCCGCAGTAGTATAGGTACTGAGATAGTTCTTCTCTCCCTCAGAAAGTCTTCCTTTGAGTCTTTTATTCTCTTCAAGAATCTTTCTAGCGAATTCTTCAGCGGCAGTAAGTTCACGACGGGCTTGGTCTTTATCCCTACGTTCGTCATGCCACACCTTTTTCATTTGCTTGAGGCGAATCTTTACCTTTTCAGAGTAATCCTCTAGCTCATCCTTCTCTAACTCCTCAACGATTTCTTTAGGTAAAGGTTCACGCCCACGATCTTCTTCAGGGGTATCGTCCTCTACTTCAAAATCAGGAGTATCTTTTTCCTCAGTAACTGGAACGCCTTTGGCTTCCTTCTCATCTGGAAATTCAAATTCAACTTTTTCCATAACTTCTCCTTATGCGCGGCTAATGCCACGTGGGTCTTGCACAACTGCTTCAACTGTGTCTTCATTAATCATTCTGAATTCACGACCATGAATCTTTAATCTGGTACCTGAATTAGGACGAGCTAGAATGAAGTCGCCTTTTTTACACCAAGGACCTGATGGATAACGTTCTTTATCCGTATAGCAATCAGGACCAAGATCAACTACGAAAAATACAGTAGCTAAAACTTCCTCAAAATGTCTGGTTGAGTCTGCTTTAATAATGCCACTCTCGTACTTCTCTTCTGCATCTGGTAGTGCTACCAAAATATGATATCCAGATGGTTTTGGTAATTGCGTGGCTTTCTCTTCTGCTGTTTCTGGCAGCGTTGAAATTTCACCGTTCTCTGTTGCAATGATGATTGACTCAGTCATCGTTATTTCTCTCCATTTGGTCTGCAAGGTCAAGTATGTAGCCTTCTGCTAGGGATAGACCTCGAATCTCCCCACACATTCCGCGATATTCTGCGTAATCTTTTGCGGCACCACTACTCATTGCGTGAGCGATCTGTGCCTGTTTCTCATTAATACTTTGCTTAATGATTTCTAACGTCTTGTCCATTAGTCACCTGTTGATTTTGGTTTATTAGCTTGTGCTTGCGTTTGTCTCATAGCCTGACGCTCTTGTAACGTCATCTGAGCTTTGTTTCTTGCTACTTCTGATCCAATACGCAGACCTTCTAACTGCATCTTGGAATCTAAATCCAACTTGTCTTTGTGGGCTTTTGCGCCTACTTGCAAGCCTGCGATTTCTTTCTGTGCCTCGATACGAGACTTCTCGATCTCTAACTGATCTTGTTTTGCTGCAGCGTCGATCAAAAGCTTTTGTTCTTTGATCTTGACTTCTTGTGCCTTCAATTGCAACTCTTGTTGCTGCATCTGTAGGACTGGGTCTTGCGCTGCTTGCTGTGCTTGTTGCTGTTGAACTTCTGCAGAATCTTTCTGGAACAGCTTTGTTGCTGCCATAGCCATCATGCGAGAAACTTCGAGTTCCATTTCTGGGTCTAACTCCTCGTCCATCTTCGGCAGTGGTATACCTAACTGCTCTTCTATCTCTTTGCGATACTGGAATGCCACGTGCTCGTTGATATGCGCCATCATTGCAGCCATCATCATTTGTGCTTGTGGGTTTTGACCAACTATCTGAGCGATCTTCGGGTCTTTCATTGCCATTGTGTGGACAGCGATATGAGCCTCATGATCTTGATAGATAAACGCTTTGACCGGTTTCATATTCATCACAGCCATGTTCTCAGACACAGGGTCTTTCGGCTTCTGGTCTTCTGCGCTAGGAATTAACTTACCTATATTCTTAATACCCAGTACCTCTAGCATCTGCTTATTAAGCTCTACCATGTCGTATATCTGTGGTGTTGCCTGAGCCATCTGCATGACTGCTTGGTATTGAACGACCTTTTGCGCCATTGTTGCAGCGTTAGGATCACTGACCGGAATAACTTCTACGTTGTCGTAGTCAGATTTTTTAGCACGACGTGAGCCTTCAACTGGATCGTAGTCGTATTCTTCTGGTGTGTACTCAGCAATGATGTTCTTTAAGAGACGGAACTCTTGTTTCATTGCATAGTGGATGCGAGCCTGAACAGCCGACATCACCTTGAGTGTTCTCTCCAACATAGCCAGCGTTGTACCTACTGGACTGTTTGCGCTCATATCCGATATTTTCATATCAGCAGCAGAAGCGAAGCGACGACCTTCATCAACGATCTGATTCATCAGAGTCATCAATACTTGGCTTGGCTCTTTATATGGTAGAGGGAGGATGTTGTCTCTTAATGTACCCGAAGCAATGTCCACATCTCTAAACTCACCGGGAGAAATCGGTGTGTCATCACCCTTAGTGCGCATGCCTTTGGTTTTTAGACCACCGGGTAAGTTAGATAGAGTACCTGCATCAACCAGTTGGCGAATTAAAGACGTTCCGCTCTTTGCGTATGCCCCGATCAAATGGATTAAACCAAAGCAATAGAAACCAAAGCCCGGTATATAGCCATAGTGAACCATGTGGTTACGCTTTTGACAGCCTTCATCATCAGGTTCCCAGTTACGACGTATAGCTAATATTTCTTGTGAAGACTTATCGATTGTGACGATGTAAGGCAATGCTATACCTGTAGGTTCACCGTCTTCGTCTTTATCTTCGTAGCCTTCTAAGTCGAGATTAACTTGCATCTCTAATAGTTTGTAGCGGTCATCTGCTGTAGCTCTAAAGCCCATCTTCTCGGCAATAGACTTCTCTATCTCATCTAGAGTATTTACAGGTTCTGGTAGTTCTATATCACGATAAAAGCCAGCAACTTGTAAACGACGCACATCATTCTCAGTCTTACGCATTACATGGGTTACACGCTCTGCGGTTTCTAAGTTTGACGCACCATAAGGTACAACTACATCTTCAGCAGGCACGAACACAGATACCTGACGACCTAATGCTGGATCGTAGTAGACCTTTTTAAATGCATTACCAGATAAACCCAAGCCCCATAACATACGCTCATGCTCTGGACGATACTCAGGCATTTCTTCGGTGAGTTGGTAGTTCATGTCTTCTCTTACACGTTCCGCCGACTCTCTTTTCTTTCGCGTTTCTTTGCCAATGATCTTCGTCTTAACGGGACCCGCAGCTGGGAACGTCTCCATAATTGTTTCGGACTGGAACTTAACAAGAGCTTCAGATAAAAGGGGATGATAGACACCACACGCTCCTTCCCAAGGTTCTGATCTCTCTTCAATCTTCATACCCAACAACTCAAGACCGTCTACATAAGTCTGCATCCAATCTTTACGTGCGGAGATGTCGTCTTCAAAGTCACTAATTAAATCATTAGCTAATGAGGCTAATACTTCCTCATCGAGGTCTTCAGCAATGTTTTTAGAGAAGTCACCATCATCTTCTTCAGGCTCTATCTCTACTTCTAAGCCGTTCATACGAAGCGACACACTTTCTGGGTCCTCGATCTCAATTTCAATATCAGGTTCTGCCGACATAGCTAACTGATCTACTATGCCATTGCTGCCCATACCCATCGGGGCTTGGTTAAGTGCTTTATCTATTGCCATTTTCAAATTCCTTAAATGTTATAACCGGAGGTGCTGTTACTTGCTCCATATGACTTACGTTTAATTCCTCACGTGTTATGCCAAATGGGTTGGTTTTAATCCAATTCTCAACGTCTTCTGGGGTTGTTTCATACGGCGTTCTGTCCGCCATCTTTACCTGCTTTAATATTTTGCGGTTGGCTTTCTTTACTTTCCACCAGAACTTAATAGTTTCGATGATAGTCATTAGTAGTAAGCCCTCCTACGTTTAAACTCTCGTACCTCTTCAGGCTCATCATTTACTGTTCTGATGTAGCCGCCTTTTCTAAACCTCATTATTGCCATTGATACCGAGTCAACATAGTCGTCATGATCCCCGCCCGGAAACGAAGCCACCTCATCAACTACTTCTTCAGCCCAATGTGTGTTGGGTACCCATACCCGCTTTGAAGCAAATATGTCTGATACCGCATTTAATCTACTAATCTTGTCATTACCCTTTGACGGCGTAAAGTCTTGCACGGGTATACCCATCGCTCTCATCTCATAAATAAGCGGAGCGCCAGATGCCTTCTTCTCAATGATTATAGAGTCAGGTTCCCAATCTTTGTATTCTTCTATAGCTTTCTTTTTGAGTGTTGGAAACTCCATCCTGTCCCGAAAAGCGTTCAAAAGTATGATATTAGCCTGAGTTATCCCCGCATCGTCTGGCTGATAGAAAATTCCCCAAGTAGTACATGCACTATAGTCGGCTCGAGTGGATTTTTCAAACGCCGTATCCCAAGATTGCAACACAAATTCACATGAAGGAGGGTCATCTTCTTCCCAACGCTGCCACCATTCTCTTTTTACAATAGCAGCTGAGTCAGATGTAGGGTTTTGCATGTACTGCGCCATCCATTTCTGGTTCGGCAGTTCAGCTCTTAGTGCTTGAAGTTCTTCTAATGCCCAAAACTCAGGCCAAAGTGGCTTTTCTGACGGAAGAATGGCTGGAAACTCAATAACTTCCCACTCTTCACCACTTCTTTGGGCTGCAGACTTCAAAACTTGGGCTGTTAAGTCCTTTTTAGACCACCTAGTCATCACAATAATGATCGATCCACCCGGTTGTAGACGCTGACGAGGTCCTGATGTGTACCACTCGTAGGTTTTATCGTAGATTTCGGGGTTTATTTCGGCGAGCGCCGCCTCTTGTTCGCTGTGCGGGTCGTCAATTATGAGAATGTCAGCACCTTTACCGGTAACCGCACCGCCCACACCAATAGCGAAGTAGTCGCCGCCCTTAGATGTGTTCCATCGACCTGCCGCTTTAGAGTCTGACTGTAATGCTAATTCTGGAAATATAGATTTGTAGGTATCTGAGTCTACTAAGTTACGTACTTTTCGTCCGAACCCGACTGCAAGCTCCGCTGTATGCGACGTTTGAATAACTTTCTTCGCTGGGAAGTTTCCCAAAAACCAAGCAGGTAGTAAATAAGAAGCAAACTCGGACTTAGTATGACGAGGAGGCATATTGATAATAAGCCGCTTACATTCCCCACGAGCGACTCGCTCGAACGCTCTCGCCATCCTGACATGGTGTGCTCCATTAATAAAGTTAGGCCAGACCCGTTTCACAAATTGCATGAAATCTACTCTAGCTAAATCTGCAGACCTACGCTCATCTAACTCAGACAATAGCTCTACCGCCCGAAGTTGTACTTCAGCTGGTAAGGAGGCGAGAAGAGTAGGATTACTCTGAATCGCTTGGAGTATGTTCTGGGTCGGGTTCGGGGTCATCGAGTGCGGCTAATTCAGCATCGAGGTCAATCACTGGCGCAGGATTTGCGTCAACTACCTCGGCGACACCCATATATTTCTCCAAGAGCGTAACCAACTCGCCTTCTAAATCTTCGGTCGGTTTCTGCTTTACTGTTATTTCTAATGAATCTGTGAATAGATTTATACCTTTGCGCTTACCTAATAATTCAAGCGCTTTTAGTCTTATACGTGCGTCGTCGTCCTCTGTCTCTTCCAGAAGTTTATTAGTTACATAATTGGCAATACGTCGATTAGCCCCCAAGAACTCATGGTCGTAATGGGTTAAGAGAGCCTCTAACTTAAGAATTGTGCCGGGTGGGGTTTTGGCAACTTTTAGTGGGGCTGCGCCCACCATGATTTCATGTGCATTCCGACTATCTTGGTCGGTTACTTCTACTTCGCCGCCTGCATCAATAAGTTCACGTAACGTCAAAACAGCGGCAGCTGCTCGCTCACGAAATTGTTCTACCTCCTCGGGTGTGACATCAAGGGGTAAGGGGATGCCTAGTTCTGGTGTGATTACTAGTGGCATAAGTTTTCAAAAATTTGTATACCCCCCACGTATGGAACCTTAAATAAAAAGGTATGGGGGTATTTCGGATTTGCGGATTAAAGCACACTCTTATGGAAATTGCAAGGGGGTGGGAGTATGTTGTTATTTTGATATGTGATTGTGGTTTAGTTGTAATCCAATGTGCAAAACACAGCGCAGCGGCGGCGAGGGGGGACCCATTTAGATTCAGGGGGGTACGGGTAGGGTGGGGTCCGGATATGCCGGATAAGTTACTGTCCGACAGTAGAATCAAATAATGCTTGACAAATGGAAACAGATAGCAGATAATGTAATCACTCGAGCAGCAAAGCGAGTATTTATTTAACTTAATAGGGAGTTTCAAAATGACAACAAAGCC